GAGCGTATGATACAAAACCAGAGGGTGTTTCCGATCTCGATTCCGATTCTGGAGAACCAGAGGACCCAGCGGAGGTTCACAATGGCAGTTAGACTAAAAGTAGGAACCGTAATGAGCAAGGCTGATTTTACGGAAACTGGATTATTTAAAGTAGCTTTTAAATTAGGAGATGGAAAGTATTCTCGTTGGGAGTCTGTTCGATATGTTACACCCTATGGTAGTGATAAGGCCGCTATGATAATGATTCCAGAGGATGGTTCTCAAGTTTTGGTAGCTTATGAGGACGAGGTTGCTAAAGAGAGCGGAATGATAAGGGGTTATTACTATTTAGGGAGCGTTATGGGCCATATTCCAGGGATGAATAGAGGAATTTCTCCTGAGGAAACAGAGGAAGGAACCTATTCAACTGCTTATGTGGATAAAGACAAAGAAGGTTTAGCTGGACCCCCCATCGGCCAAGGATCCGCTGCTAGACCCGCTGGTGGGATTTGGGAACAGATGTTTGGGGGAGGAAGTGGTCCAAATACTCCACAAAATTGGAGCCATTGGCCCTCTAGATTCCAGAGAATGTATGATGCCAAAGGTGTAATCCCCGAACAATATGGATTAGAGACTCTAAGAGGTGATTCTTGGATGATTTCCAATAGGTATAAGGGAAATAAAGGACAACGCCCCTACCAAGACCATAGAGTGGGGTTCCATAGTGGTTCTGGGAAGAGGCTTGAATTAGTAGATTCTCCCATAGTAGACGGGATTGTAATGACCAATGAACATAGAGGAAAAGATTTCTTTATTTGGAGCACAGGTCTAAGCAACCAGAGTCCGTTCGCGGCAGGGGAATACCACATGAGGACCCACGGTCCCGTAAACCTATATACATTACTAAATAGATTTCATATTTGGATTGAAGATGGGCTTAATATAGAGATAGAGAATAAATCTACTTCTAAATCGGCTTATGGAAGTGATTTGCACACCAACCCTGATGGGAGATATGAGGCGCAGTTCAACCCATTTGCTGATAATATTCCTGCAAACGGACTAGGAGACCCAGGAAATGGTGGGTATTACGCTAGTAGGGCAGGGAAATTTGGTAATGAAACTACGGGGTGTATTCAATTATTATCCCACCATAATAACATATCTTTAAGTGCAATGGAAGTAGATTCGGTGATACACATACATGCTCCTGGCCCCCATAGTAAGGTTATTGTAGAGACGGGGGGAACAGTAGATATAATAGCAGATAGGAAAATTACTATTCAAAGTAAAGAGGAAGTAGAAATAAATGCTCCTTTAGTAGATATAAATGGATCTGATAATGTTTATATTGACGGGGAAAGAATTGACTTGAACTTACCCCACCCAGGTCCAGAGTTTTAATTATGGCAACATTCGATTTTTCAAAAGCCGCATCCATCATAACAACATCTAATACTCCTGTATTAGATGCTTTACAGGTACAGTTTGGGGTTCCGCGATGTATGATGAACTTCGCCAAAGAAGCATTAGCAGCTTTTCCCTCCCCTGTGCTTAATTCTATTAACATGGGAATAAAGGACGGAGTAGCCCTAGCAGATTCCATATTTAAGGACATAACACGCAGAGTATTCTTAGATACGGGTATTGTTGAGTATGATACCAACCTTGGTAGATTTGTTTTTGTGTCTAGTTCGTCTAATATGGGAGTTGAGCAAGATCTCCTCCAAGGGGTTAATGATTTATATGGCTTGGGAACCATTATAGGGTTTGGAGCCGAAGCTTGGGTAATTGGGGAAAATGTATTAGATCAGATTGATGAGATTAAAAACTGTATTGATCAATTATCTTCTTTTTCTGCCCTACAGAAAGGTCCCTCTGCTATAGCGGATAAAATCGCTGGCTTTTCTATGATAGATCCAGTCACGGGTCTTCCAGTTGGTGAGTTCCCAGCCCCCCCTCCTGCGTTAGAGGCCGCTAGTAAGGTGTTTGACGACAACAAAGAAGTTATGGAGCAAGCATCTGCGTTCATAAAGCAAGGTCTAGACCAAGTAAAAGTAATTGAAGACATAAAGCAAGCTAGGCAGAAGGATCCAAAAAATAATCCCGAACCTGCGTTCTTTTCTAATTTAGTAAATGAAGATCCCAATAGTCCTTGGTTTGGAAAAACCCTAGAAGAGGCTTTGGCTGGTAATACCTCGTTTAATTTGATAGAGGCGCAACTAGGTCCTGACGGATTACCCATCGTACCTTTAGATGGGGATATAAATCCTTTTACGGACATTGTTAATGCAAGTGGTATGCTGCCTCCAAAATCTTTAAAGGGTCAGTTCCTATTTTCAAAGACGGGTGTATATTATGATTCCTATGGAGGAGGGCTAGATTATACTGGATGTATTAGTAATATAGTTTCTGCCGTATATTACGATACCGATGGGAATCCGATTGCTGGAACTGGGGTTCCTCCTAAGATGTTAGAGTGGACACACGAGCATAATCCTAATATTGGTGGTAAGGGTGAAATTGTAACTTGGAGTACTTTCAATAAATGGGCTGATACTGCATTCGATACGGACCAGATAGACGAAAGTCCTCAAATGCAGGGGTTTTATGATGATGACCAGTTCTTGCAGGTACTCACCGACCAAAGGAATAGGGAGATATATGACCTATCTGCTTATATCGGGGAGTTGCAAGCCAGTGGGTATGCAGAGGACAGTGCCCTTCTTAGTAATCAAAGACAAATACTATACGCTAAAATTTCTACGCATGATTCAAAAATAAATAGAAGAAAAAAGCAAATTCAAGTTCATGTCCTCCTGTCCCCCAGCGATGCTCCCGCTAAAAAGGGTGAAATTCCAATAAATGATTTCAAAACATTAGATTCTGGGAAGCTTGCTATAGAACGAGGTAAGCAGGAAACTTTAATATTTAGGCCAGGGGAGGTATCAGGCATAGTTTTGCCTCTGTGTCCTGAGTTTATTAAAAGTGACATACCACAGGATGCTTTTACTGCCAATGAGCTATTAGTACCTCCTGTAGGGGTTGGAAACATAATAACCTCAGACTATCCCGTAGGTGGAACTAGTGGAACTGTATTATCCTTAGATGATAGAATTACAACTGAGGGATTAGTTGCAATTTATAACTTTTTAGATGCAGATATCGTAAAGCCAGATTCTGATAAATATTTTACAATAAACGGTGTTACGAGTTCCTCTGAGGACAAGCCAGCACAGATCGTTGCCTCTTCTATTGATTCTATGTTTCCTTCTGGAATAGGAATACCCTACTTTAGAGGTGTGTGTAATTTCTTTTCGGGCGTAGATGGCGATGGAAATCCAAAAGTAGATAACTATACTTCCAACAATGAGTATCTATACTCTCCTTTTAGACCTTATGGATATGGTAGAATACAAAGTGGTTGGGACGATATTGATAGTCTTCTTTATAATAATAGAGGAGCTACGTTTGAGTTCTGGTCCCATGTACCTGATTTAGGAACCCCCACAGGATTAGGTTGGAATTCTGATAATTCTTTATCCTCCCTTCACAGGGTTGTTTTAGGGTGTGAAAATAGGGGTGGAGATTTTTCTTCTTTAAATGATAATTGGGTCGCTGGTCCCCAGTACGGGTCGAAAGTAGTTAGGGGTTTGTTGATGGGCTTCACTAGAGATAGAAGAATAACGCAAGGCGCAGCCCCAACTAATAATCCCAGCGATAATGCTATTACAGACGGTCTTATGTTTCACATGAGCCCAACCCAATCCATCAATACTAGTGGAATAACTTTTCTTGCTGCCTCCGCAGATGGTGAGTACTGTGCTCAAGATAAGGTCCCCGCAAGCGGATATTATGGAATTTCAGTTGATACTTCAACGGTAACGTCTAACGGAGATAAGTTGAATGACTGCTCCGCAACTTTTGTACTAACTACTGTAACTGTTGATTATTCCCAGGATCTTGTTAGTATATATTTGAACGGTAACTTATTAAAGTCTCAAAGTGTAAAAAGTGTGTTTGGGGCACGAGGCTCTCCTAATATTCCAAGTATGGTTGATACCAAATCTTTTAATTACGATGTAGAGTTTAAGGATGATCTTCCTCCGAATGCTCCTGGATTTCCTCCCCAATCCTTAGGATACAGGGATTTCTGGTATTGGAACGGTCCTGTACCACAGGGAAATGGTGGAATGTCTCTAACTCCTTGGATGATTGGAGGAGGTTACACGGACGGGATGCATACAAAAGCTTTAACTAATTTGTATGTACCTAACTCTAACGAAGGTATGAATTTTATGGGAGGCAAGTGGGGTGGTAAAAAAAGTGGATTGCATGGGTTCTTAGGTAGTCTAAAGCTATATAACAAGGCTATAACTTCTTCTGACGCCCTTAAGAATTATAACGCCCAAAAAGGATTTTTTGAAAATATTAGAACATAATGGCTGTAACAACAACACATAACACTTACGGGGCTACACTAAGCCTAGCTGTCAAAAAGGTCGCTGTCTCAAAGCACAAGAGGCGTAGTGGTTTTTCTTATCCTTTGACGGGATCATTCTCTAAGGTAACAGGTAGTCCTGCTGTCCTCCAGAACAACTCAAGCGAAGGAGGCTATTTTAGTAAGTCTTATGGGGTTAATTTAATTAGAAATAATCTTAGACAGCTTCTCCTGTGCGAAAAGGGAGAAAGAATTATGCTGCCAGATTATGGTATGTCCCTGAAGAGGTATGTTTTTGAGCCACTAGATGAAACTACTTACTTCTTAATAAGAAATGATATTTTAAAAACTTTAAATAAATATTTTAGTATTGTAAGGGTTTTGAATTTAAAAGTATTCTCTAATGAGCTTCAATCTAACAGGAGTGAGTTGATGGTAAATCTAACACTTCAACTATTAGACGAATCTTTAGATATATTTGATGTGGAAGTTGGTGTAAGATAATGGCATTTTCAGGAACAGTAAGCACAGATTTTATGAAGCTATCTTCGATCCCTGATCGGAAAAAGCAACAATATATTGATTATGCAGGTACGGACTTCTATACAATCAGAGAAGACCTTCTAGACTACATAAAAGCAGTATACCCTGAGGACTACCAGAACTACTCAGAGTCTGATTTGGGCTTAATGCTTATTGAAGTAGTTGCATATATGGGAGCGGTAATGTCTCTAAAGGGAGATATGCTTGCAAACGAAAACTATTTAAGAACTGTAAAGAGCAGAGAAAATTTAAAAAAGCTGCTTGAGCTTGTGGGTGTTGACATGCGAGGACCACTAGGTTCTGCGGCATCTGCTAAACTTACAGCAACAGTAAACCAATCCGCAGCCGCATACCCAATACAGTTTCCTCCCACATCTAGAGTTTTTGCTATTACTTCAAAGGATGATGGTGCGCCTGTTAATTATTCTCTTTATAAAATAGAAAATAATGCTATTCAAGATATACAAAATACTAATGCTAGTTTTGAGTTGGCAGGTAGCGAGGCTGATAATGCAGGAGTAGGAGATCCTAGTTCTGTATTTACGAACGTGGCAATGCTGGAGGGGTCTTTAAGTATACAAAAGGGAGTCTTCGATACTTTAGAGGGTAACAAGAGAATATCTTTGACGGATAACCCCATAATCGAAGGGAGCATACAGGTATTTATAAATACTCCAAATGCTGATGATGCTGCGAGAGGAGCATATACGCAAGTTGAAAGGCTATACTCGGCTTCAGGAGGAACGGATAAGATTTTTCAAGTAATTTATGACGATTCTTATGCTGCTACTTTACTTTTTGGAGACAACGCATTAGGTATTTCCCCACCTGCTGGGGCTGACTTCACCGTAACCTATAGGACTGGGGGAGGAAGTCGGGGCAATATTGGTGCTGAGTTTATTAACGTGGAGACTACTGGGGAACGTAATGATAATAGCGACCCCGTAACATTTACTACGGAGAACGTAACTGCTGCAACTGGTGGGTCGGAAGCTGAGACCTCCGAACATGCAAAAAAATACGCCCCCTATACGTTTAGAAGGCAAGACAGGGTAGTAACTTTACAGGACTTTATTGCTATAGGAAATACTTTTAGAAGTAAACAAGGAACTATAGGAAAGACGACCGCTGCCGTCCGAGATGCTTTCTCTTCCGCAAACATTATTGATGTATATGTGTTAGAAAAGCTAGATGAGCTTAGACTACAGAAAGCCTCAACTACATTTAAAGAATCTTTATTAGCAGAAATAGAACCTAAGAAGATGTTAACTGATGAGATAGCCGTGGTAGATGGCCTTATTAGGACATTAGATATAGTAGTAACTATACGCATAGATAGAGAATTAGAAAACTTCCAAAGTACAGTGGAGCAAGAAGTTGCTGGAGTTATTCGTAATCACTTCTTATTGGATAATACTGATTTTGGAAAAGCCTTTATCTCTACTGAGCTTAGTAGAGAAATATTCAGACTACCTAACGTGCGATACTCCACCGTGGATAATCTACCAGAAATAACCGAAGTAGATTTTAATGAAATTATTCAATTAAATAACTTTACAATAAATACTGTTCTAATTTAATGGCAAGAAGATATGTAAAAAAATCTAGGTTCAATGATTTAGATAAGATTATTCCTGAAATAGTTTCAGTAGTCTCATCTAAAAATAATGTCCAAAATATAAGTTCTCCACAGACGTATTTTAAGAGAAATTATTTAGATGCTCTAAAGAAGATTATTCCCAAGTTCTACTTTGCAGACGAGCAGACTATAAGTGGAACGCATGTATCTTATCCAAATCAGTTAATAAATTCACATATACTAGCTAATAAAAATCAGAACACTATTCTGCCTGTGTCTGCATTAACATATGATACTTACTTATCTTCTATAGGCACACCAAAAGGGTTTGCTAAATATTTCTATAAACAAAATGCTCCTGCTGAGATACGTCCTGATGATTTCCAAAGAAATATATTATTTCCCCTAGGTAGGAAGTATTCTGAATACAGCACAAGCGAAGCCTTCTTGTCATATATTAGTGGAACATTTCTACCATCTATCCCTGCTGTTACAACGGCGGACAAGGACTTAGCTACCCTAACGGCCAGTGCTTACGCTAATGATTCTTCAGGGACATACAAGTACTTGGCTAATAATCTAGGGTGGGTTTATTTCCTAAATAGAGGCGGACCAGCAGGTGGATTTGATCCATCTAACTCCATAGCCACATTGCTTACGGACACTCTTTGGCAGGGAAGATCCGTAGAATTAGAAGATACTCTTAATATTTATCAAGAGTATCTTTGGAAGAACGAGCAGTATTGGGGGTTATCAGATAGGATTACACCACAGCACTATACTTCTTCTGTAGACATTAGTGCTGGAACATGGACTAGCGGAACCCAATTATTAGATAGACTTCAAACACTTAACAGCGTGGTATACTCTCCGCAGTTTATGGACACCCCAGATACTAAGGTAGAAGATTCCTTCAGTAATTACTTTGCAACTTCAACAGTAAGTGATGATGGTGTCCTTATAACGGATACTGAGGAGGCAGGACCCCTTACTAGATTCTTACAGGCCATGTCTTTCTGTATGAGCGACAGGCTGACTGAGCATAACGAGATAGGGGTTCTTTACGATATAGGCAAATGCCCTGATGAGTTTTTAGAGTTACTAGGAGAGCTTATTGGATGGCAGTTTATAGGGGCTGATGTTGATAAGTGGAGAGTTCAACTTAGAAACGCTGTAGACATTTATAAGATGAAGGGCACCCGTAGATCTATTCAATATTTGTTGGATACTTTATTCTCTACAGGAGTCTTTAATGTAACTACTAGCGATACTTTATCTGAGTTGTGGGAATCCTATATTCCTGATATACTCTACTATTCTTTAGCTACAAGTTCCCCCGCTTTAGATAGTTTGGATGTTTATACCCCCGCGCTGGCGCGGCAGTTTGGAGTGGCTAACTATTCTCCGAATAGTATGGATACCAATATTAAGTATTTGGTAGATAAGATTCTGTTTGATTTGGTTCGAGAATTTCCAAATAGCTTCTTGTTAGCTGGTGAGCCCTTCCCCCAACCTAAGCTTCTTTTAGATGGAGAAGCCTATACAGGTGTTTATCATATAATGCCCCCTAGTGGTGAGTATGATCCTAATGATTATAATTGGCCCACATTTATGACGGGGGATGTACACACTTCTAGCTCTGAGGACCTAGTTTTAGATTATGATCCTAATTTTGTATTCTTCTATAGGGATAGACCTTATTTAGTACCTCCCTATGAGAAGAGGCAGTATTACACACAAACTTTTGTAACAGATAATATGCTAGATAGAATTAAATATTATTTAATCTGTTATGGCGTGGATAAGAACTTTGCAGAGGAAGTACGAAAGTACTTAAATGATAATCTTATAAACAGTGTTGATCTTTCAAAAGTTATTAATAACTTTTTAATCTTTACAAAAGACAAGCAGTATCCACCAAATT